CAGAATGGTATGAAGGTAATGATAGCCATAGCACAGCAGAATATAGAGGTGCGTGTCAATCACTTGATATGTTAGTAGCACACTTTCAGGAGTTAAATGATTTTGCACATTGGAAAAAGGAGAATAAAAATGCCAACAAAACCAATTAAAATAAAAAAGAAACCTAAGGATAGATTAATTTATATCTATGGAGATGAGATGAATGAGGTATGGGAACACTTTAATATGACTGTAAGAGATGATGATGATAGGATTGTATTAAAGTTTGTTAGGTTTGAATCAAGAGATTTTTACAGAAAGTAAAGATTAGATATGCCTAAGTTTACATTATATGCTAAGAAAGTTTATTACTATCGCAAGGAGATTAATGCCAGAGATAGGAAGACCGCAGAGAAGAGAAGTGACCAGTATGAATCAGAGAGATTATTTATTCCTACTGGTGAAGAATTTTATATAACCAGTATAGAGGACAATGAAGATGAAAACAACTAAACCAAAAATAGATGCAGTAACATTAAACTTAATTAATAAATTAAAAGCTATAGATGATACAATTAGCGAAGGTGCGTGGGAGTATATACATCTAGGAGATATACTAAGATTGCAAGATGCTTTTCATAATGCTATTAATCATTTTGATTTAAAGAAAAAAGGTGGTATAGGAGAGCATGGAGTTGATGAAGGTAAGTACGTACAATTTTGGCATAGTGATTATGTATGCCATACAGACCCAGAGGCATTTGACCCAAGCAAAGTGGAGGAAGATGATGAGTAAATATACATACGTTGTAGAGGAGTGGTCTACTGATTCTAGAAGATATATAGTAAAGTCAGATAGAAAGCTAACTGAATCAGAGTTACAAGATGCTTACAAAGAAATAGGTATACCGGAACAAGGATATCACGAGGCTTTTGATGAGTTACCTTATTGTGGTCAAGAGGTAAACTTTACAGTTTACTATGATGGCACAGACTATGGAGAAGATTCACAAATGGAAATAGTGCAAGGAAGTGAGGATTTAAAAGATGATTAAATATATTATATATACACAAAAGAACTGCATCTATTGTGCAGAGGCAAAGTCTTTACTAGATGAAGCCGGAGAAACATACGAAGAAAGAGAACTAGATACTGCGGAGAAAGTTAGGAGATTTAAAAAAGCCGGACATAAAACTGTGCCACAAATCTTTCTACACATAGGAGGATTCCACGAACTAGAAGAGTTTTTCTTTGGAGATGATGTAGGGTTTAAACCGGATATAAAGCTCGTGGAGAACACTAAACCTACTGGTAAGGTGATACCTTTCAAAGGAAAGATAGGTGCTATATCAGGAGATAAAGATGAGTAAAGAAGTATTAGAGGCAGTAAGAGAGGCTAGTGTATCTATTGCTTGTTGTTTAGACGAACCTAGTAAGGTTACTAAAAAAGATTTAGAACACATACAAGACCAGATAACTAAGATAGAAAATTATTTAACACCTTTTTGTTTAGAAGAATTAGAGGAGATAAAAGATGAATAAAAAAATTAAATGTCAAAGATGTAAAAAAAATGAAGGTTACCCAGAAGATATGACAAACAGAGCATGTAATCTTTTATTATGTGATGATTGCTACACAGAGATAAGATATTTACTAGCAGATTATTTAGGTATACATATACAAGACATTAAGGTATAAGACTTGCATTTTATAATTATCTATGATACAATGGCTATAGGAATACTATGAATAAAATAAAACCTATAGTTAGAGTACCAAATATTGTGGCAAAAAATTTACTTGACACAAGATATAGGCAAAGGATTGTCAAAAGCAAAAAGAAGTATGACAGAAAGCGAGATAAAAATGTTCATAATAACACATCATAGATTTGATTTTGGTAAATGGAATAAAAAATGTAAATGGACAGAATCATTTCCCATTGACCAGTTAGTTGATAATAAAAATAAATTATTAAAATTTAAAACAGAAGAGGAGGCACTAGAAGAATTAGTGGAGTGGGGAGTTGATATAAACTTCGCTATGGATAATGGTGTCACTATAGAAAGAATACACTAATGACGGAAATATATATACTATATTATTTTTTAGGAGGCATAGTAGTAGGAATGTTTATCGTACTATTAGCATATATATTAACCAGGAGATAGGAGAAAAAAATGTATGACCCAGTAGTAATAAATATATTAGAAAAAAATGTAAGAGATTTACAACAACAATTAAGAACTGCTTACGTTAGAATAAAACAATTAAATGAAGAGAATTATAAGTTGCGTAGAGAGTTAGGAGTAAAAAAAGATAATGGAAAAAGTGTTACAAATAACTCTGATGGTGTTTGGTTAGGAGATGCAGAGATGCCAGATGCAGAACATTTAAAAGATGAGTAGTGATAGAGAAAGAAGATTAAGAGCCACTGGTCGGTGGTTTCAAAAACCTAAAAAAATTAAATTTTTATGGATTAATAATATGTTTCCCTTATTATTAATTGTAAGTTTATTTTTTTTATTGTATAATAGTTAGGAGAAAACAATGAGTAATCTTTGGGATAAAGATGAGAAAAGACTCTACAGAAAGTTATTTAAGGAGTACAAAAAAGAAGGTTGCTCTAATGAAGAAGCCAGAATGTATGCGAAATTGGATTGTAAAAATAGCATAGGTTTTGATATTGATTCAGCAGAAAAACTTTATAAAAATAGTTTGAAAGATTTTGATTGACAAGTATAAAATATTCGGTATAATATCTAAATATATTAATATAATATTAAATATAATAATTAATATATTTATTTTATTATTATCCTTATGGGTATTATATATATTTATTATGATGTTTTATTATACTTTTAAATAATATAGAAAGGAATATAAATGATAGGATTAGAATATTTATTAATATACACAGCTATCTATGTAATTATAGGTGTAACTAATACATTAGGTATGATGTGATGCAAAGTAAATGGATAAGCAGAGGACAATGCCCTTGTGGTGAATCAAGCAAAGGATATAACATACATGCTGATGGACATGCCTTCTGTTTTTCATGTAATAAAAGATTTAATAACGTAGGAGAGGCAAAAATGGAAACAGAGTTCCAAAAAACAGGAGAGGTGGTAGATATGCAGAATAGAATAACTAGCACCGGAGACTATGGTAGTATTACTGATAGAAGAATATCAGAACAAACTGCCAGAAAGTATCGAACAAAGATAAGACAAGATGGTTCAATGATAACACATCATTACTATGAATATTTTAATTCAGATGGTAGCCATGTTGCCACAAAGGTGAGACAAGTAGAAGGAAAAAAAATATGGTCTCAAGGTAACATAGGAGATGCCTTACTGTTTGGACAAAACTTATTCAAGTCTGGTGGTAAATATATTACTATCGTTGAAGGAGAGATAGATGCCATGTCTGTGTACGAAATGTTAGGAAGTAAATGGGCGGTAGTATCAATCAAGAATGGAGTTCAAAGTGCTGTGCAGAATTGTAAACAACACTTAGAATATCTAAATAGTTTTGAAAATGTTGTGGTATGTTTTGACACAGATAAACCTGGTGTTGAAGCATCACAAAAGGTTGCACAATTATTTGAACCAAACAAATGTAAGATAGTTAGACTGGACTACAAAGACCCTAACGAATATTTAAAGATGGGTAAAGCAAAAGACTTTGTTCAAGATTGGTGGAGTGCAGAATCATACACACCTGCTGGTATAGTAAACTTAGCAAAGTTAGGAGATGAGTTGTATGAGGAGGAGTATTGTGAAACGATACCTTATCCTTGGAGTGCTATGAATGAAAAAACATATGGCATGAGAACAGGAGAGTTAGTTACATTTACTTCTGGTGCTGGTATGGGTAAGTCTTCTATCATGCGTGAGTTGATGCATCATATTCTAAAAAACTCTAATGACAACATAGGAATATTAGCATTAGAAGAAAGCACAAAGAATACTGCATTTAATATTATGTCTGTTGAGGCAAACCAAAGATTGTATATCAAGGAGATACGAAATCAATTCGCTAGAGAGCAGTTAAACAAATGGCAAAAAGAAACAATAGGTTCTGGTAGGTTCTTTGCCTTTGACCACTTTGGTTCAATAGGTAATGATGAGATACTATCCAGGGTTCGATATATGGCAAAGTCTTTGGATTGTAAATGGATATTCTTAGACCACTTATCTATCTTAGTTAGTGGACAAGATGATGGAGATGAAAGAAAGTCTATTGATGTATTGATGACTAAGCTACGTTCACTTGTAGAAGAGACAGGAGTTGGTTTATTATTAGTATCACATCTTAGGAGACCATCAGGAGACTTAGGTCACGAGAATGGAAAAGAGGTTACTCTATCTCACTTGAGAGGTAGTGCTAGTATTGCACATTTATCTGATAGTGTTATTGCGTTAGAAAGAAATCAACAATCAGATGATGAAGTAATTGCTTGTACTACAACGATTCGTATATTAAAAAATAGATACACAGGAGAAACAGGTGTATGTTCTTACTTGCATTATGATAAAAAGTCTGGTAGAATGTCACAAATAGATAATCCTTTTGAGGATAATTTTGAAAACGAAGCACAAGGAGTATTATAAATGAAATGTTGGCACTGCGGAACAGAGTTAATATGGGGTGGAGACCATGACGGAGAAGAGGGTGACGAACACGATATTGTAACTAATTTAAGTTGTCCTAATTGTCATACATTTGTGTATGTATATCATAAGTTTGAGTTTCCTACTATGGAAAAACAACAGGAGTTATTTAGTGAATCGGAGATGTGGAATCATTATTGTCCAGAGGAAAAATCAGAGATGGCTATAGGTAAAGGAGAAGACTGTAGTTGGTGTGGAGCAAATGAAAATAGTTCTTGATATTGAGACAGACGGATTTAATCCTAGTAAAATACATTGTATTGTAGCTAAAGATATAAATAAAAATGTAACATACGTTTGGGACTCATCTAATATGTATAGTTTTAAAAACTGGGCAAAGGGTGTAGATACATTTATTATGCACAATGGTTTATCTTTTGATGCACCAGTGTTAAATAGATTATTAGATGCAGAAATACTACCAGGTAATATTGTAGATACATTAATATTATCTCAGTTATTTAATCCTATTAGAGAAAAAGGTCATAGCCTGAAAGCATGGGGAGAAAAACTAAATATGCTCAAAGGTGGTGAGGGAGTAAACTTTTCTAAATATAATCAAGCTATGTTAGATTATTGTAAACAAGACGTGGAGATTACACATGCTGTTTATAAAGAGTTGTTAAAAGAAAGCAAAGGTTTTTCTAAAGAGTCTATAGATTTAGAACATGATATAAGATTAATACTAGACCAACAAGAAAAGAATGGATTTGCTTTTGATATAAAAAAAGCACAGGAGTTGTTGGCAAAATTAAAAGATGATATCTATGATTTAGAACAATGGTCTTTGGAAGAGTTTGAACCTACTATTGTAGAGATGAAAACAAAAACAAAAGAGATACCTTTTAATATTGGTTCAAGACAACAAATAGCAGACAGGTTGATGAAGAGAGGTTGGAAACCAAAACAGTTTACAGATAAAGATAATATAATAATTAATGAAGCTGTATTGAAAACAATCAAAGAACCTAATTTAAAAATAACTGCGGAGAGATTTGCTAAATACTTTTTACTGCAGAAAAGGGCAGTAATGGTGGAGTCTTGGATTGAGGCATGTGATGAAAGTAATAAAGTGCATGGTAAAGTTATGACACTTCGCACTGTTACAGGTCGTATGGCACATAACTCACCGAACATGGCACAAGTTCCGGCTACTTATTCACCTTATGGAAAAGAATGTAGAAGTCTTTGGACTGTATCAGATACTACAAAGTATAAGTTAGTAGGAACTGATGCTAGTGGTCTAGAGCTACGTTGTCTTGCACATTATTTAAATGATGT